AGGGAACGGCCCCCACACCGTCTCGGCCGTGTTCGTCGAGAATATCGCAGCGCCAAAAGTCGTCGACGAAACGCCCCATTGGAACTCATAGGCTAAGCCGTTCATTGTGGTCGTGGACATGCTGCCCTGCACAACCATGAGCACCGCTCGATAATCACGCGTCGTGGCCGATCCGAAGCTCGTCCAGGCAGAGAACGAGCCGGAATTGCCTGCCGTGTGCGATGTGCCCTGACTGGACGCAGTGACGACGCCGATTGCGTCGACGCCCGTGTAGATGCCCGTCGCGGGCTGCGAGGCGCCCCCGCGCGCGACAATCACGACGTTGACCGCCTGGGATGTGATCAGCGATTGAGCGCGGATAGCAACGCGCGTGCCAGCCGGAATGCTGACCGGAATCCTCAATCCCGGCGACGGAACGCCCGCGATCAACGTTTGGCGCCAGCCGGCCAGGAGGTTCGGAACGATGACAACCTCGGAAGCCGCCGCGCCGATGCCGATGTCAAGGAGCGCGTCAGACTGCGCGCCAGATGTGGCCGTGTTGACGATCAACACGTCAAGCTCGGTCACCTCGAAATTCGTGGCGCTGAAGACCTGCGTCCAGGCGGTTTTCGTGTGCGGCGTGCCGCCGGTCGTGACCGTCGTTCCCGGCGCCGAGGTCGACGGCGTGGACGCGAAGTTATTCTGCGCGACAGTGTAATCGATTGGCAGGAGCGCCAGCATCTCCGCCGCCTCACGTGCAGACGATGGCGCCCGCCGACCCATCGAAATCGATGGTGAAGGTCGAGCCGGATGCAAGGGTATAGGACGAGCCGAGGTCGCCGTAGCACACGAGTTTGTCGCTCGCGTCGGTGTCATTGTAGACGGCGAAATAGCGGAACGTCGCCATGGAGCCGCCAGAGGCCGTCCACGACACGTCGCTGAACAGGATTTTCAGCGTGCCCGCTGTGCGCGACAGAGAAACCGTCGTCGTCGCGCCGCCCGCCGTGTAGCCGTTGCCCGCCGCGATCTCGGTCAAGTTCGCCTTGATGGTGTTGGTCGAGACCGGCGCCGTGTTCGTCAACATGACCTTGAATGTGTTCGACGAGAAGTTGTGCGTCGCCTTGTGCTTCTCTTCGACGAACGACTCGAACAGCGTGACGGCAGGCATCTAGAACACCTCTTCAAATTCGAGAGTGAGGCGACCATGCCGGCCCCATTGGAGCGCGGCGGCCATGCGGCGCGGATCGACGACGCGGGCTTTGAGCACGGGCGCATCGATCAAGACGGCGGTGGACGATGACGCCGCCTCACGGATCGGCGGCCAGATGGTAAGCGTCTGCACGCCCGCGCTCGGCGTCGTGGCGGTGCCCACGTCGTAGAGACGTTCACCGATGCCGATGATGTCGCCGGCCAGGATCGAGCCTGTCGTGACCGCCACGCTGATCGAGACCGCCCGCAGCGTGGCCGTCGCCGAGAGCGATGCCGTCACCGTGGAGCCCAGACGGACGCTCGCGCCGCGCCGGTATTCCCAGGGGGAGACCGCGAACGCTTCGACGCCGCCCGACGATTGCGCGATCAGGGATCGCAGCGTCGCCAGATTGCCGGAATGGATAGGGATGTCTTGATACGTGATGAGCCACCGGCCGGCGTCCGACGTGACGATCTGGGGCGAGCCGACAGCCGGTTGCGGCCCGGTGCGCGCGGGCGAATCCACGGCAAGCAGGATCGACCCCGGCGCCAGTGCGCGAGGCCAGGTAATGCTCGGCATGGTGGATCAGCCCCCGCGAAGCCGCGCCGCTTCCGCGTTCGCGTTCCAGTTGGCGTTGTTCGCCGAGATGCCTTGAATGACCGCCTGGCGCGCGATAGCCGCGATGGTCGCGTCACCGTTGCCCATGATCGTCTGGTTGATGACGTAGCCGCCGCGCGCGCCGCCGCCGCCGACCATCATCCGCGTCTGGCCCGCGCTGTAGACTTCCGCGGATCGGCCCAGGCGGATGAGTTCCGGCCCGTTCTCGCCGACCATGGCCCAGCCGGGGCCGGCAGGACCGCCACCCGCGAACGCGCGCGCGAAGCCGCCCACGTCGCCGACCGTGCCCATTGACGAGCCGCCGAGCGATACGCCGCCCTTGCCGAAGCCGCCCATGAGCATTCCGATCAGGCCGCCCGGAGCGCCATCGCGGCCAGATGTGCCGAAGAGCTTGGCGAGCGGCCCTTGACCGAGGATCGCCATTTCGAGCAGCGCCGCCGACAGCCGCTTGAGGCTGTTTTTCATCAGGTCGCTGGCCTTGCCGCCTTCGATCATGCCGTTCGCAAAATCCAAGAGCATGGAGCCGCCGAACTGGAACGCCTCGTTGACGCCTTCCTTGGCGAGCTTGAGCGCGCGGAGCGCTTCCTGTTGCTCGACGAGCGTCTTGGTCGCGGCCTCGATCTGCTTTTTCTGATCGTCGGTCGCCTTCTCGCCCGCCTTCGCGAGGTTGATCGCGGTCTGCTTTTCGACATTCGACAGGAAGAACGCCTCGGCCTCGGCCTTGACGGCGCGCGCTTCCTTTTCGAGCGTCAGGATGAAGCGCTCGATTTGCTTCTCTTCGGCGCTCTGGTCGCTGCCCGACTTGCCGCCGCCCCCGCCGCCCTTTTCCTTGTCCTTGAACTTTGTTCCCGTGCCCGGCGTGATCGGCGCGGGAGTGCGGTCGAATGCGTCGCGCTGACCCGTAAAGCGCTCGCCCGTCAGCGTCTGAGGCTTCGCGGCAACCTTGATCTGTTCATCGAGAAGCTGAACCTCGGTCGTCTTGCCTTGCCGCGCGGCGATGTCACGGCGGCTCTTGAGCAATTCCTGTCGGCGTTGCTCTAACGCGTCCTCGCCCTTGCCCCCGCGATCTATGACAAGTTCCGCCGCCGATACGGCCGCAGCCCGCGCGGCTTGGACCTTGCCAATCAGCCGCTCGGCGCCCTGAATGACTTCCGTCAGGAACTTCATCGTCTCGGCGATCTCGGAAGCCGCCGCCGACTTGAACCCCGCCCATGCCCCGCGCCACGCCGATTCAAATTCCGCCGCGACAGCCGCGTGACGCTGCAATTCCGGCGTCAGCTTGTCCGCCTCGGTCAGCATGTCCCGAATAGCCGCGCCGCCCTTTTCGAGCACGCGCACGAGCTTTTCGTCGATGCCGAGGTCTTCCAGAATCTTGAGCTTGTCGGCTTCGGAGCCCGCGTTGCGGACAAGATCGGCGATGCGCGCCAACGTCTCGACCGTCGTGAGCAGATTGCCGTTGCGGTCCTTGATCTTGACGTTGTTCGCCTCGAAAAGCTCTTTCAGTTCGCCTTCGCCGCGCCCCGCTTCGGCAATGAGTTTTCCGACTTCCTTCGCCGCCTCTTGCACGTCCTCGGCGTCAATGCCCTTTGCGAACGCGGCGGTTTGCAGCCCCTGCATTTGCCCGATGGACAGCCCGGCGCGCTTTGCCGCTTCGGACATGTCCACGAGTTTCTTGCTGACTTCGCCGAGCGCTTCGCCAAGTTCATACACGCCGTAACCGGCCACGCCCGCGAAAGCCGCGCTCATGATGTCAGCCGAACGCTTGGCGGCAGTCGAAATGCCCTGTAGCTCGCGCTGCATCTTCGCGAACGCGCGGTTCGACGCATCGGCCGCCGACAGCGCGGAACCCTGGAAACCGCGAAGCTCCGCCCGCGCTTGATCGAGGTCGCGCTTGAGCGACCCGATCTCGGCGCTGATCTGGACGGAGATTTTATCGACTGTCGCCACCGGCCGCCTTCTCCCGTTCCGCTAATCGCCGTTCGGATTCCGCTTGCGTCGCCAGACACGCGGCTTTGAGGTCCGCGTATTCTTCCGGCGTCATGTAGCCGCTGTTCATCGGAGCGCCGCTGTCAGGGTCCGTGCCCTGCGTCATGCCGTAGCCCTCGACGGCCCGGCGAAGCTCAATCGGCGTCGCGTTCCAGAACGCATCGGGCGGCCAGCCGAGCACGCCCATGCCGGCGCGCATCCAGTATTTCCAGAGCGCGTCAGGCCCTAGCTGGCGGGTTCCAAAGGGACTTCACCGTCCTCGTCTTGAACGATCCCCGACGCGCGGAATATGTTCGTCCACATCTCGCGCGCCTGGCGAAAGTCGAAGGCTTCCACCTCCGCCATGATCGCGTCGGCATCCGCTGGATGCTGCATTTGCACCAACACGCGAAAGCATTCGATCATGCGCCGGGCGGAGATGCCCGACACGCCCGCGTCGATGAGCGACTGCACGAACGGCTTGCCGCCGTTCGCGTCCTCGATCTCCGCCATCGCCCCCATGGTGAGGCGAAACCGGTAGCTCTTGCCGCCGATCTCCGCCTCGAACTCACCGCGCCGCTTGTTCGCCGCCATGGTGCGCCGCCTCACGCGAACGTCACGGCGCCGGACGACTCGATGCTGATCGAGAACGTTTCCGCCGCGTTGTATTCGCCGCCGTATTCCAGGCTCGTGATCTGGCCGGAGAACGTGAACACGCCGAGCCCCGCCACCGTCACCTTGAAGTTGTTCAAGGCGTAAGTGTTCGCGATGGCGACGGTGTTTGCGCGGTTGATGCCGGTCCCGTCCTCGAAGATGCCCGAGCCGGTCACGCTCCACGAGCGCACGGAGCCCTCCGCGAGCAGTTCGCGCATCAGATAGGTCGAGTCCGCCGTGGTGATGTCCACCGGCTGGGAGTTGATCGCCACGCGGCCGGAGCGGAGCCCGCCGATGGTGTTGTAGGAGCCGGGCGTCGTGGATTCGATCTGAATCAAGAAGCCCTTGCCGGCGGAAGCGGCCATGGTTGTGTCCTTTCGCGGTAGGGGTTAGGCGTCAGAAGGTCGTCTCGGTTGCCCAGGCCGAATCGATGAAGAGGAGGCCCGTGTGCCCGATCAGCGCGCGGCACTGGACGACGTAGTGAGCGATGCGCTCATCCTCGTCGGGGAGCGGCCCCATCCCGCCCGTGCATTGCAGCAGCACGAGACCGGACAGCCCGCCGAGTTCTGAATGGTGCAGCGTCTCCATCACGGCGGCTTTCAACGTGTCGCCGTCGCTGGCGTCGCGGCCGTCCTTGACCCAGACATGCACCTCAAAGCGGACTTCCTGCCCGTCCGTCGTGTGCGAGCCGTCGTCGTCCTCTTCGATGCCCTGAATGGTCAGATACGGCATGGCTCGCCCGGCCCGCGCGCGCCGCACGACGCCCGACGTTCCGACGATGCCCGTGATGGTCGAGTTGAGCAGCAGTTCGGCCCGCACGGCCTCGATGAGCCGCGCGGTGTTGTCGGTCGCCGCCATGTCACGCGCCCCCGAGAACCTTCGCGACTTCCTCGCGGACCATCACTTCGCCCTGCTTGCGCGTGCGCCGCACCCCGCGCCGGAGGAACGGGCGCGGCTTCATCTTCGACGTGCCGTATTCGAGCATGATGCCGTAGAACTTCGACGCTTGGATGCGGTAGCTGAACAGTTTGCCGGGCGTCGGGACGATCTGAATGGACGCGCGAAGCTCTCCGCTATCGATGGCGGGAGACTGCCCAGGCCGCGAGACCTTGCCGACCTTGGACACGGACTGAACGACGTTCGCGTGCGCGGCATTGGCCCAACGCTGGACGCCCGCCGCCAGCGCGCCGAGCAGCACGTTGTCGATGTTGTCCATGCCGCCCGCCTTCGCGGGCGTGATCTGCGTCTTGACGCGGATGCGCACGGATCAGGCCGACGTGCCGAGGATCAGGATGTCGTAGGAGACCGTCGCCGCCCCCGCGAGCACCTTGAGAATGTCGGCCGTGGAGTTCGTCACGGTGCCGGCCGTGGTGCCGGGGGAATACCAGATAAAGCAGCCGCCCGGCTGGACCACCACCGCGTCATTCGAGGCCGCGAAGATGTTCGCGTAGGCGGGATTCGTGCCGTTGCCGACCGTGATCTCGACCGTATTCGACGAGGCCGACTTGATCGCGATCATCTTGACCTTGGCGAACGTCACGTTGCCGTAGACGCCCGCCAGCGTGCCGGAGAGGTCCAAGGAATCGGAATTGCCGGAAGTCAAGGAACGCGTGTCCGACCACACGCGGTCAGCAGCGCCCGTGCCGGTGCCGTCCGACAGCGTGCCAGACAGAACCCAAGCGAGCGTTGCCGTCGCGGTGCCGAGGTCCGGTGTCGCCGTCTCCGAGACGCGCACGGCAAGATCAACTGTGGTCGTGACGGCCATGGCCGCGCCTCCTAGCTGGCGTTGAACTCGACTAGATCGAGCGTCAGATACCGGCGCCGTTCATCGGGATTGACGACGCCTTCGATGTTGAATTGCCGGGTTCCCCAGACGACGCGGTTCGCCGCGGTCACGTCGCCGCGATAGCGGATCGTCAGCCGCCACCGCCGCGTGACCGTCTCGCGCGCCGCGCGCTCGGCGGCCGAAGCGCTCATCGGTTCCATGCGCCCGCGCACCGTGGCGAAGGTCGCCCAGGTTTCGAGGTCGTCGCCGATGTCCGTCTGCGTGGTCAAAAACGATTGCAGTTGCACCCGCTCCCGCAGATGCCCGACCATGCCGACCGGCGTCCTCACGAGAAGTCGATCCGACGATAGGGCGCCAGCAGCGCCATCTCGGCCGCGACATGCGCGGGCGCATCGGGCCAGTTCGCGCCCTCATACAGCCGCTCGATGTGCAGCCGCATCGCGTGGATGATCGGCGCCGGAACGCTCGTTCCCGAGGCGCCGTAGCCCGCCACATAGGTGATCTGGACGGCATCGTCGCGCGGATACACATCCGGCCACGCCGCATCGTTGTCCACGACCACATACGAGCCGCCCGGCCCGGTCTGTAGGCTGTAGTCAGAGGCTGATACGGTCTGGAGCACGTCGTCGCCGTCGTAGTATTTGACGTGTGTCACGCTCGATACCGGCGCCAGGCGCAGCGGGATGCGGACGCCGGGGAAATATTCCCACTTCTCGACCCACGTCTGATTGATCAGACAGCGCCGGAGGATGCCCGTGTAGCCGTCGAGATAGGCGATCGCCGCATCGATCAGCGATTCGAGCAGCGTGTCGTCGTCCGTGTTGCTCGTCTCGATCCGCAGATGCCGCTTCACATCGGCAAGCGCGATCGGCTCGGCAGCCGGAGGCGTGACGAGTTGCGGAGCGATGCGCATCGATCAGGACCGGCCGAAGCGCTTCTTCGGCGGATTGGCGCGCGAGGTCGTCTCCACGACTTCCATCGCGGCGGCTTCCATCGGCGCGGGCTCGCGCGTGATCGCACCAGCGACGGCGACAGCGTAGCCGCCGGCCACCAGTTGCCGCCCGGCCGCCTCGTCGACTTCGCGCTCATCGCCCGGCATGGCAACGCCGCTCGGATCAGCGGCCACCGTGAGGAAGCGGACGCGCATCATGACAGCACCACGTGAAACGTTCCGGTCTTGGCATTGCCGCCGCTGGCGATGACGATCTTCACGCGATCGTTCGCGATGGCGATCGGCGCCAGGACAGCAGAGCCGCCGCCGGCATAGAGCGCGGCAACGCCCGCCGTGGAGTGCGTCGCCTGCCGAGGCGCGCGCGAGGCCGTCGCGTCGACGTTGCTCTCCGTCCAGATCGTCTCGCCCGTCGCCTCCGCCGTGATGGTGAAGTCGACGCCGTTCGCGAAGTCGGTCTTCACGTAGTGGATCGCGACGATGGTGCCGGTCACGACGGGCGTATACGCCGTCGCCGACCCGTCCGCCGCCGTGGTGACGGCGACGACGTGGCGCTGAGCGTAGCCCATCAGGTGCCCACCGCAATCCAGTAGAACGATTCCGTGCCCGTCGAGGCGATCAGCGTCGTGGTCGACGAGTTCGTGACCTTCCAGGCATAGACGTTGACCGTCGCGCCGGAAATGTCCGCCGTCAGGACCGAGGTATTGACGCCAGGAGCCGACGTGCCCTTGAGCGTCGCCGTGAACGCGACCACGGTCGTCAGCCCGGTGGCAACCGGCGTCGGGTTCGATCCGTCAAGCGCCGTCTCACCGCGCGCGATCTTGTAGCCGGCGGCCACGGCGGCGGGCGCCGTCGCGAGCGCGGCCGTCTGGTCGACGCCATCGATCTTCAGAACGCCGCCCGTCGCAATGTCGAGCGTGCCGCCGATGATCGTGGTGTCGCCACCCTGCTTCGTGTAGTTCAGCGCCTGATAGGAGGCGTCCCGAGCGGTCGGCATTATTTCGCCCTTTCCATGGCTTCCCGCACGAGCGGGGATGGGTGTTTCGAGTGATCGTAGCGCGCTTCGATCTCGGCGCCGGTCGCGTATTCCTCGCGCGGCGTGAACGACAACTTCACCGGCTCGTCGCCGCCGCGTTCCATGGTGATGTCAAGCGTGTCATAGCCGTAGATGCGTTCATCGACGGGCGCGATCGAGTCCATGAGCGACGTGCGATCCGGCAGGCCGATGGTGATGCCGCGCGCCTTCGCGATGCCGAGGTGAAACTCCACGCACGCCCGGCCCTTCTCGGCATGGTGAGCGTTCGGATACGTGAAGTCGCACCCGAACATGCTGATCGACGAGGCGCCCTCGTGCACCGCCAGCGCCACGGCATAGGCCGCCGTGGAGTTGAAATAGGCGATGCCGCACGAGTTGATCACGTCCTCGAGCGGATACGCCACGAGCCCCGGATAATCGGGATGTGGCCGGCTCGTGTAGATCGGCCCCGGATGACGGCGCATCCATTCGAGCATCGCGGCGATGTTGCTTTCCGGCTTGTCAGCCGCGCGGCGCTCTTGGATGCGCACGTCGTCCATGTGGAAGATACGGTCGCAGTTGATCACGTCTCCGACCGCGTTGATGCCCCACACCTCGTCGACCAGTTTGTGCCGGCCGCCGAGGCGCTTGGTCACGTCCACGAACGCCTCGAGCGAAGGCCCGAGGCCGAGGATCGCAACCCTCATCAGGTCGCCACCGGCATGACGCGCGGATCGGTCAGCAGGAACGAGGCCGAGACCGGCGTGCCAGCCGTGATCGTCGAAACGATCTTCGCCTGCACGTAGCGCTTGGCGCCGATGTAGCCGAGACGCTTCGTGACATTCTTGTTCGTGCCGCTGGTGCGCGTGCCCGCAGCGATGCCCGCCGCCGACTCGGTGCCGAGCAGATCGGCGTTGGCGACGCTCGTCATCGTGCCGGTCGCGTCGCCTTCCAGCATCGTGACCGTGAACGTGGCGTTCGTCGCCGTGATCGAGCCGTAACCGAGGATCAGTTCGACGCCCTCATACGAGGAACGGTCGACCACCTTGCCGGTCTGGCCCGTGCCGGTCGTGCCGACAGCCACCGGGCTGATCGAGCGGACGACCTTGATCTTGTTGTGAACGTCGAGCGGCATAAGCCTGCCCTCCTAGTCTGGAATTGCGGGGGATGGGGCGGCGCTAGGCCGCCCCGCAGGATCAGCCGAGCTTGACCCGGACGAACGCTTCGGCGAGCACCGGCATGCCGTCGCCCTCGTAGCGGCCGATGAACCCGACCTGGTTCGTCTCCGCGTAGAGTTCGACGAGCCGCTGGAAGTTCATCGCGAGCGAGTCGATGATCCAGTAGTGCGAGAAATCGCCCAGGATGCCGACATACTGGCCCGTGGTGAACGTCGAAGGGGCGTTCTCCGAGGTGACGACCGGCCGGCCGAGCAGCATGTCGGGCTCGCCCTGGCGCATGCCCTCGCGCCACAGATACTGCCCTTCGCCGTCCTTCAACTTGGCGATCTGCTTCACGCCGTCCCGGTGGAACATCCAGGTGGCGTTGTTCCAGTAGGCCGCCTTCAGCGCGTATTTCGCATTGATGAGGCCGTCCGCCGTCATCGCCGTCGCGGCGTTGTCGGTCGACACGTCGCGCGCGGTCGTGATGCCGTCCGTCGAAGCCGTGAACACGCCGAGAGGCTTCTGCACGCCGTTGCCGGTGAGATACGCCTTCTCCTGCGTGATCGCGAACTTGTAGGCGAGGCGCTGGAGAACGATCTGCTCGGCCGGCATCGCCGCGACGCGCAACAGGGTCTGCGACACCTTGATCCGCTTGGCGAGCGGATGCGGCATCATCGACCGCTTGCCGAAGCGCATCGTGGTCTCTTCCGAGCCGGTCAGCAGTTCGGTCGTCCAATCGGAATCCGCCGCGTCGGTATCGAGCGTCGGAACGCCGATCTTGCCGTTGCCGCTGACCTGATAGATCGTCGCGAGCCCGCGGATGTGAACCGCGTCGTCGACGAACTTGATCAACTGCATCACGAACTGCTCGGGCGCCACGAGATAGCCGCCCTCGGTATCGGAGGCCGCCTGGAACGCGCGCACCTCGTCGTCCGAGAGATTGTTGCCGAGCCGGCCGTTCGCCAGCCACGAGCGCCACGCGAGCATCTGACGATCGCTCGGCTTGGCGCCGGTCGCGGCCACCTCACGCGCGCGGGTCTCGACCACCGCGTCGAGTTCGCGTTCGGCATCGGTCAGCTTCTCCAGCCGCTCGATCTCCGAGCGCTTGGCGTCGACCTTGCCCATGAGCGCGTCGAATTGCGCGGACTCGTCCGCCGTCATCTCGCGCTTGTCCGCTTCCGCCGCGTCGACGATCGCCCGCGCGTCGTGGACCAGCTTGCTCCGCTCTTCGCGGAGGCTCTTGATGTCCGGCATTTGCCCGACCTCCTCATGAAAAGGGCGCCGCACGATTGCGACGCCCACCGTCCCCGCTTGAACGGGAGCCTACAGCGCGGCGAGCGAGGCCCGCGCGCGATGAATGTTGAACGTCGGCGGCGCTGCCACCGGGGCCGATGCAGCCCGCCACACGTCAAGCGAGCGCATCGCCGCCTCGGTCTGGGGATAGGCCGGGAACGCCACGACCGAGACCTCATGCAATTCGACTTCGAGAAGCGTGCGAATCGTCTCGCCGTCACGCGCTTCCCACCTGTCGCCGCCCTTCGGGACACGAAACCCGAACGACATCTGATCGATGTCGCCACGCTTGAGCAGTTCCACGACGTGCCGGGCGTGCGCGGTGTTCGGCGGCGTGATCTCGACGCGGAGCCCGCGCTGATCTTCCGTGAGCGTCAGCGTCTTGGCCTTCGTGCGGCCAA